GGTTCTTTACAAAATAGATTAAGACAAGCCATTACAAATGTAGGGCAAGTAACAATAGGAATAACATAATGGCTATATCGTATACAGATTTTTTAACTCAAGTGAGAAACTACACTGAAGTAGATTCTAATGTTTTATCTGACACTTTAATTGATCAGTTCATTAGACAAACAGAATTAGATGTAGCTGGTAAAGTTGATTATGATGACTTAAGAAAATATGCAACAGCTAATTTTGTTAGTGGTCAAAGATATGTAAGTAGACCTAGTGATGAATTAATTATAAGATCAATACAAGTTTTTGATGGTTCAGGAAATAGACATTTTTTAGAAAAAAGAGATACAAGTTTTATATCAGAATTTAACAATACAGGAGCAACTGGTTTACCTCAATATTACGCTAACTGGGACGAAAATAATTTTTTAGTAGCCCCAACACCAAATAGCACTTATCAGGTACAGTTAAATTACATAAAAGACCCTCCTCACTTTACATCGACTTCAACTACCTTTTTATCATCTTATCAAGACGGTTTACTTTTATATGGTGTTTTAGAACAAGCTTTTTCTTATCTAAAAGGCCCAGTAGATATGTACAACCTATATAAAAGCAAGTATGATACAAGTATTGAAGCTTTTGCTCTACAACAAATGGGTAGAAGAAGACGAGGAGAATACGATGATGGAGTTCCAAGAATTAAGGTATCTTCACCATCGCCATAATATTTAATAGGAGGAAAATATGGCAATAACAGCAAACGCAATATGCAACAGTTTCAAAGAAGAAATTCTTGAAGCAGTTCATGACTTTACACCTACATCAGGTGATGTATTTAAACTAGCTTTATACACAAACTCTGCAACTATCGGTAATGACACAACAACTTATCCAGGAGACTCAACAGGTGGACAAGTTTCTAATTCAGGTCAATATACTCAAGGTGGCGGAGCTTTAGTTAACGCTTTAGTTTCATTACAAAACAATACAGCTTTTGTAGACTTTAATGATTTATCGTTCACAGGAGTTACTCTTACTGCAAGAGGTGCTTTAATATATAACACATCTAACGCAAACAAAGCGGTAGCAGTATTAGACTTTGGAGGAGATAAAACAGCAACAGCAGGAACTTTTACTATTCAGTTCCCTAATGCTAACGATACTCAAGCTATAATCAGAATAGCTTAATAACAAAAGGAGGGCCTGGTGGCTAACATAACAGTAGAAGTACAGTCGCCAGGTCTTTCGGTTTGGGGCGGAGCCAATTGGGGCGAAGGCCAATTCTCACAAATAGACTCGACATCATTTTCTGTTGGTCAAGTTTTAGCTTTTAATAATATTGGTTGGGGTGGCCATGTTTGGAACTCAGGATCAAACTGGGGCGATCTTAACGATACAACTTTCACAGCAGGTTCTGTATCTGCAACTTTTGCAATTGGAAATGAAGAGATAGAAACAAAAACAATTGTAGAAGTAACAGGAATATCATTAACTTCTGCGGTTGGAAATGAAGATACAGAAGTTTTAAATAATGGTTGGGGTTTAAAACATTGGGGAGAGTTTTCTTGGGGACTTACAGGTACTCTTCTTGCAACTGGATCACAAGCAAATACATCACTTGGGTCTATAACAAATGTTATAGATGTAACAGTTGAAACAGGTTCTGTATCTGCGTCTTCTGCCATCGGATCAAGTGCTTTAAGAGTTGATGCAGATGTAACACCAGCTAGTCAATTATTAACTTCAAGTATCGGAAACGAAGATACCATTGGAAATGCAATAATTGATGCCACAAGTTTAGTAGCCACTTCATCAGCTGGTCAATCAGAAGTTGATCCTACTTTCTTAATTGGAGAAGGTTGGGGTAGAGATACTTATGGAAACTTAGGATGGGGCGTAAATTATTCTGTCATTGGTGGTGGGGTAAATGGTATTGCATTAACATCTTCGATTGGTAATGAAGATGCATTTACAGATTTTACTGCTGAAGTTTCAGGCATACAATTACAAACATCTATCACACCAGTTGGGACTTCTGCAAACTCAGATAATGAAATAGCACATAGTTTCTTAATTCAAGGAAGTGTTGGAGATGCATCAATAACTGGACATGCTCTAGTAGAGCCTTCAGGAGCATCAGCCGCAACAGCGATAGGAGATGCTGTCGGAGGAACTCTTCAAGAAGTTCCTGTAACAGGTATTCAATTAACTGCAAATATTGGTAACGAAGATACTTCAGGAAATGCAGACGTAAATGCTACGGCTATTTTCTTAACTTCTAGTGCTGGTCAAACAGATATAAAATTTGCTTATGATGCTACTGGCTCACAAGTAACAGCAAGTGCAGGTCAAATACCTGAAGTAAATGGTGATGCATTAGTTCAACCAACTGGCATAGGGTTGACAAGTGCTGTTGCGTCCCCTAATATAATTGCATGGGCTGAGGTTGACGTTGGAACCCCTGTAACTTGGACTGAGGTTGACTTAGCTGCATAAGGATTTATAATTTAAAAAAAGGAAAATTTTATGGCATCAAACTTCTCTACTGATCTTAAATTAGAATTGATGACTACTGGTGAAAACGCTGGTACGTGGGGTGATAATACAAACAATAACCTTAATCTAATTCAACAAGCAATCGCAGGTTTTGAACAAGTAACACTTAATAGTGGTTCAACTTTAGCTTTAGCGATGACAGACAAAACTATATCTAACGCTAGAAACATGGTAATCAAATTTGCATCAGCTTCAATAGCTGCAAGTACAATTTGTACAATTCCTGACAGTATTGAAAAATTTTATATTTTTGATTGTACAGCATTAACAAATCCTGGAAACCTAACTATTAAAACAGCTTCAGGAACTGGATTTACAATTGATGCTGCAAAAATTTACGCTGCATATTCAGACGGTACAAATTTAAAAGAAATATCTTTAGACACTCTAGGGGGAACAATTGGTTCGGGTGGTTTAGCAGATAATTCTGTATTAAGTGCTGCGATTTCTGCAAACCAAATCACAACTGCAAAAATTTCAGATAACCAAATCACAACTGCTAAAATTTCAGATAACCAAATCGTAACTGCAAAAATTTCAGATTTACAAGTTACTACTGCAAAAATTGCTGACGATTCAATAACACCTGATAAACTTTCAAACACAGCTGTTACACCTGGTTCATACACAACAGCGTCAATCACAGTTGATGCACAAGGAAGATTAACTGCGGCTTCATCAGGAGCAGCAGCAGGTGGTGCTATGGGTGAAATGATTGTAGCTGCTGGGCCTAGCTCAGGAACTTACACAGCTTCTCCATCAGCAAACAAAGCACAAATTTATGCTATCTCAGGCGGAGGCGGATCAGGCGGAAGTTCGCAGGGCTTCGCTGGTGGCGGGGGAGGCGGATCGGGAGCCTTCGGTTACTATGAGGTTTCTGTTACGGGAGGAGATGCTTATCCCTACTCAGTAGGAGCGGCTGGTAATAATGGTACTCCTGTACCTAGTAATGCCCCTCCAGGTAATGCAGGACAAGCTACTAACGTACAAAACTTAGCAACAGTAAACGCTGGAAACGCTGGAAACGGTGCAAGAAGATCACCTCCATTTCCAGGTGCTAACCCAGGAAACCCAGGAACAGCTCCAGGTGCTACTTTAACTTTAAACTCACCTGAAGGATATTTAATTGATTCTGCATATGGTGGAGCATCTGAACCTGGCTACCTTGTAATTAAAGATAACCACATAGCTTAATAAAGGAGAACTATGGCAAATTATATAATGAAAAATGAATCAGGGTTGTCTAAAGTAGCAACAAGTGAAGATTCAAAAACATTTTGGGAATCTTTAGGTTTAACTGCTGAGTCTTGCTCTGACGATCAATATGATGGATTAATTAGATCAACTAAATCTTTTGATAATGGAACTTGGGTNGACTTAATAAGAGACGATGTTTCTTTCGATTTAATTACATTAAGAGAAGAATTAGATAAACATATTGCAAATGTAAAACACTCAATTGAATCTAATGATAATGAACCTGCATCTTGGGCAACTCATTTAACAACTTTAGAAGCAATTGATTTAGATACATTAATAACAACACCTGGCGAAATGCCCTCAATTACAGGAAAAAATTGGGTTGACGCTCTTATGAATAATAGTATATCTGTACCTCTAGTTTTAGAAGTATAGATTAATGCCAAATATCATATTCAAAGCCGTAGACGTAATTACGGAGGATAAGTTAATATGTCCCGAACCTGCTAAACTTCATATACCTGAATGGTTTCGTAAATTAAAACTTACTTTAGGTAATCCAAACGACCTTACTATTAGAGCATGTATGCCTTTTCAAGATACTTTGATGGCTGGTTATGTTTTAAAAAATCCAATTGATCAAGAATTTAATTTTCTTAAAGAAAATCTTCAAGGTGTTGAAGATGTTTGGATAAATGTTCATCAAGAAATTAAAAATAATACAAAAGACAAATTGTTTGAAAATATTAACCATGGAAACGAAACTCATCCTATATCTCAACTAGGAGGTAAAGAAGGAGGCTGTCCATTTGTTTCAATGAATCAAGAAAAAGCTTTTTANAAAATATTAAACCCTTTTTCTATTGTCTTACCTGAAGGATATAGTTGTTTACTTATACCTTTATTGAATAGACCTGATCCACGGTTCACGCCCCTTACAGGTATTATAGATGATGGTAATGATTTACCTCCAAACTTTCCAATAGTTATACACAAAAAAGGAACTTGGTTGCTTAAAAAAGGAGAACCTGTTATTGGTGTAATTCCATTTAAAAGAGAAAAATGGAAAATGAAAATTGAAAAGAAAACAAAATATGACCATAGAAAAAGCATGTTTGCTTATGGCTCAAAAATTAAGAGATGGTATAGAGATTTTATATGGAAAAGAAAACATTGGGACTAGAAAAATTTATCAAGGTTCAAGATAATTTTATTACCCCACGACAAGTTTCAGCAATAATAAGAACTTTTAAAGATAAAAAATTTGAGCATAGTAAAATAATTTTAGAAAATGGTGAAAGAATTGTAGATACAACAAATAGAAATGTTGCAGAATATTGGTTACAAGAAAATAGAAATCATACAGAAACACACTGGTTGAGATATTTACAAAGAAAATTATTTTTGTTTTCTCAAAATTTTTTAGATGAATTTCAACTAGATATATCAATTAAAAATATAGAAGGAATAACTATATTAAAATATGAAGCTGGTGGTTTTTATAAAAGACATGTGGACTCTTGTAAAAGTGCATTTAGAGAACTTTCAGCTATAATAATGCTTAANGATGATTACGAAGGGGGAAGTCTAAAATTTTATGATAGTGGAAATGAAATAAAAGAAGTAACAAAAAAAGCAGGTAGATTAATTATGTGGCCAAGTTGTTCATTATTTCCACATCAAGCAGTACCTGTTGAGAAAGGAACAAGGTTTGTAATTGTATCATGGATGTCTTAAAAAATAATTTTTGGTATGTACCTGAAATCTTAACCAAAGAAGAATTAAGACTTTTAAATATNTATTGCCAAATTAAACATAGTTGGAACTATGAACAATTTGATGATGTTCAAACTGCATTAGGNGAAACAGCAATATATGGAGATACAATTATGGAAAGTTTATTAAAAATAAAAACACCTAATTTTGAAAAAGTAATAGGAAAAAAAATTTTACCTACATATTCTTTTTGGAGAATGTATAATAAATTTTCTGTATTAAATAGACATTTAGACAGGCCAAGTTGTGAAATAACTGCTAGTATTAATCTAGGTGGTTGTGGCACTAAATGGCCATTAATTGTAGAAGGTAAATCTGTTGATATAAAACCAGGAGATGCAGTTGTTTATCATGGTGCTAAATTAGAACATTGGCGAGAAGAATTTCAAGGAGATGCACAAGCTCAAGTATTTTTTCATTGGGTATATGCAGACGGGCCTGAAAAAGGTGAGATTTTTGATAGAAGAAAAGACTTAGGTGATCCTGCAAGACCTAAAGTTAAATTGTCTAACAATGCTTAAATTTTTTAATGGTATATGCTATAATACTTTATGCCTTTAAATTTAATAAACATAAGACCTGGCTTTAATAAACAAATTACTGATACTGCGGCTGAAGGCCAATATGTTGACGGAGATTTTGTAAGATTTAGATACGGGTTTCCTGAAAAAATTGGTGGTTGGGCACAAATTACAGATAAAACATTAGTTGGTATTGCAAGAGATCAACATCAATATACTGACTTAGACGGTAGAATTTACGCTGCAATTGGAACTCACAAAGCTTTGATAATTTATTATGAGGGTGCCTTTTATGATATTACTCCATTAGAAACAGCCCAAACAGGCGGTACCTTTACTGTAAACGGAACAGCCACAGTAACAGTAAATTTAAGTGGGCATAATTTAGAAGCAGGAGATTTATTTACTTTTACATCTGTAACTGCTCCCACAGGATCAGGGTATTCAGTAGCTGATTTTACAACAAATACTTTTGAAGTAACAGGGAGACTAAATGCAAACCAATTTACTATTACCATGTCTTCTGCCTCATCAAGCAGTAATACGTCAGGAGCTTGTACAATTAATAGGTATGTAAAACCAGGTTCTATCGGACAAACTTATGGATTTGGATGGGGAACTGGAGCTTGGGCTGGAGCTACTGGTGTAACAGATACACTAGACGGAGCTCTTCTAAATGACACAAATGGAACTGGAGGTTCAGGGACTACGATTGTTGTAGACTCAACGACAGGTTTTCCTTCAGCTGGAGTTATNAAAGTTGATAATGAATTAATCTCTTATACTGGAACCACNGCCACATCACTCACTGGAATAACAAGAGGTGTTAATGGAACCAGCACTGCTGCACACTCAGATGGGGCTTCAATAGAAGCTTTCACTGGTTGGGGCGAAGCATCTCTTTCTTCATCAGTAACACTTGATCCAGCAAACTGGTCATTAGATAATTTTGGACAAATACTTACTGCTACTATTCATAACGGAAGAACTTTTATTTGGCAGCCAATTCAGAATACTGCCTCTGCTTTGACAACAAGAGCTACTGTCATGTCAAATGCTCCAACAAAAAGTATTTTAACTTTAACATCTGATCAAGATAGACACTTTATACATTTTGGAACAGAAACTACGATAGGAGATGTATCTTCTCAAGATAAAATGTTTATAAGATTTTCAGACCAAGAAGATTTTTCTGACTATGCTCCTACTTCAATTAATACCGCAGGAACTTTTAGGCTAGATGACGGAACTGAAATAAGAGCAGCTATAAGAGCAAAAGATTATATTTTAGTTGTCACTGATTCGGCTGCTTACACTATGCAATTTGTAGGTGCTCCATTTACTTTCAGTATAAGAAAAGTTGGTTCTAATTGTGGATGTATGGGTCAACACGCAATACAATTTAAAGATGGTATTGTTTACTGGATGGATGACTCAGGTGGATTTAATTATTTTGCTGGTACTGTTGAAACATTACCTTGTCCAGTTGAAGACTTTGTTTTTACAACAAATAATCCAGGTGATTTAGGAATAAACTATACACAAGGTAAAACAGTTTTTTGTGGAAACAATTGTTTATTTGGTGAAGTAACTTGGTATTACCCTTCTGCTAATTCAACATCAATTGACAGAGCAGTTACTTATAACCATGGAGAAAAATCTTGGTACACAAGTTCTTTAGCACGAACCACGGCTTATGATGCTCATTTATATCAAGTACCATACAAAACAGAATTTGATAGTTCAGGAACTCCTTCGTTCCCAGTCATTCAAGGAGTAACAAATACTAACGGAGCAACTGTGTATTACGCTCATGAAACTGGGACTGATCAAGTTAAAGGAGGAGCCACAACTGCAATAGAAGCATTTATTGAATCAGGAGATTTTATGTTACATGTTGATGGTGATGGTGAAGTATTTACAAAAATTAGAAGATTTATTCCTGATTTTAAAAGATTAAACGGTAATGCAATAATAACAATTAATCTTAAAGATTTTCCATCTGACACTGCTAGTTCTTCTTCTTTGGGGCCTTTTACTATAAGCAGTTCAACTCAAAAAGTAGATACTAGAGCTAGAGGAAGAGCTGCAAGTTTAAAAATTTCTAATAGTGGTTCAGGTCAAACATGGCGATATGGAACTTTTAGAGCTGATGTACAACCTGACGGTAGAAGATAATGAAAAGAATGAAAGACCCAAAAATAGGCACAGGTAAAAAACCAAAAGGATCAGGAAGGAGATTATACACAGATGAGAATCCTAAAGATACTGTTGGAATTAAGTTTGCGACTCCTACTGATGCTCGTAAAACTGTTGCTAAAGTTAAGAAGGTATCTAAACCGTTTGCAAGGAAAATACAAATCTTAACAGTGGGTGAACAAAGAGCAAAAGTAATGGGTAAATTAAAAGTAGCATCTATATTTAAAAAAGGTAAAGATTCTATAAGAAAAGGAAGAAAAATATAATGGCAAGAATTAATGTAAATGTTCCTCAACCAACAAAAGACTATGAGCCAAGCAACCAAGAACAACAGCTTCAGGCTTTAGATCAAATTAAAAATCAACTCAATACTTCATATCAAGAGGAATTGAAGCAAGAGGTAGAAAGGTTTACGTGGTTTAATGGCTAATACTTATAAAAATTCAAAAATAGATTTTACTTCTACGGATAATACTGTTGTTTACACAACGCCTTCTAACTCAAGAGCAATAATTCAAAATATTTTAGTAAATGATGACTCAGGCAGTGGGGATAGCTTAAGTGTAACTTTAGTAAGTGGTGCTAACACATTTAGTTTATTTAAATCAAAAGCAATAAGCGGAAACGCATCACTTGAATTAATTACAAAACCCATTATTTTAGAAGAGAATGAAATATTAAAAGCACAAGCAAACACTGCTGATAGGTTACACATGGTCGTATCTTTACTTGAGATAAGTAGATCAGATCAAAATGGTTAATGATTATAGTCAAAAATTTTTTATCTAAAGAAGAGTGTGAAAAGTTAATACAATTTTATAAAAATAACTTAAATAAAACTGAACCATATAAAGATAGAAAAAAATTAATATTACATGATAGTTATGGAAAAGGTTTTACAAACAACACTTTTTTAAACACTATTATAAAAAAATACCAAGAGATAAGACCTTTAGATTATCTTGATAATTTAGAAATAGTTTATTGGCCTGAAGGTAATTTTATGGATTGGCATGATGATACTTGCTATTACACATTTTCTTCCATTACTAATTTAAACTCAGATTATGAAGGCGGTAGAACTAGAGTTGAAAACTTTGAAGTAGAACCTAAAATTGGTAAGTTAGTTTTATTTGAGTCTTCAAAATTACATAAAGTTACACGTCTTGAAAAAAACAATAGATATGTTATAGGTGCTTGGTATAAAGATGGCCCGTGTTAAATTTATACATTTTGTCCCTAGACCTAAACCTCGTAAGCGTCCAGGCCGTCATACAAAAAGATTAAATAAACATGTCAAAAGATCGTATAAGAAATACAACCGTCAGGGACGTTGATGAAAATTTATAATTTCCATAATGGAAAACTAAGAAATAATTTTAATCCTCAATATTCTTTTTATTTAGCAGAAGACAGCCTTGATTTAAATACAGACACCATGGCTCAAATATTATTGAATAAGGAAAAAGAATTTTTAAATAAATATCCATCTTTTACAGATGGAGGCACAGGTTTAGGAAATAAAAGTATTACCAGTAGATTTTATTATTATAATTTATTGCAAATTCCTGAAACTAAATTTTTAAAAAAACATATTAGAAAAACACATGATAAATTTTTAATGAACTTAGGTTATAAAATAGAGACTAATTACTATGCCCAGTGTTGGTTTAATGTAATGAGGGAGGGAGAGCAAATTGAAAAACATTTTCATGCTGAAAAAAATGATGGATATTTAAGTGGTCATATTTGTATTGATGTAGATAATACAAACACTTATTTTGAATTACCCTATTTTGATGAAAAGTATATTAGTAAAAACCAACCCAATAAAATAACTTTGTTTCCAAGTTGGGTTAAACACTACACAGATCAAGTGCCAAAAAATAAAACAAGAATAACTTTAGCGTTTGACATAAGACAAGAATACGCTTATATTACAAACATTAAAGATGATAATAAATTTCACTGGGAGAAAATATGAGTGACGAACCAATTAAAATACCTGCAATCACAAAAGAGATTGTAAAAAATAAGAGAACAGGAAAAGTATATGATAGCAAAGCTGATTTTGATAATGATGTTGCTGATCCCAATACTGACACTACTTCTGATGACTTTCAACAAGACTTACAAGTTACAGTTGCCTCTCTACATACAAAAGGCGAAACTATTCCTGATTAATGAAATTCGTGTATACAAAGAACGAGTGCGAAATGCATTTTTCGGAGGATGAGATTAAAAATCTTGAACGAAACAAAAAAATTGTTTTTGAGTATGAAAACATAAGACATCTTGTAAACTCACTCGCAAGAATAGTATCTGATATTCACGTAAAATTTAGTAAAGAAAATCCTGAATTAGCTAAGTTGCAAACTAGGATGGGAAATAATATAAACACTAAATAATGAATCTTCCTATCGGTGGCACTGAATTACAATATAACATGTTGCTAAAACATGTTGACAATAATTTACTTAACAATTTTCAAATAACAACTTCAGTTCCTGAAAAAATACCTTTAGCAAAAGATAAAATAAATATTCTTTGGCAACAAAATTCTTATGATCAACCTAATATAGTTCCATGGATGCAAGAAAAATCTAATCACAAAAAATACGATTGGTATGTATTTAATAGTCATTGGTGTGCAGAAAAATATAGAGTTCACTTTCAATTACCTCAAGATAAATGTACAGTTATTAAAAACGCAATAGAATACTTTCCTGGTAGAGCGGTATATCAAAAAGGGCAAAAGATTAAATTACTTTATACTTCAACTCCTTGGAGAGGATTAAGTGTTTTACTTGGTGCTATGCAACTCGTGAAAAATCCTTTAATTGAATTAGATGTTTATTCATCTACACAAATTTATGGAGATAATTTTAAAAAACAAAATGATGATATGTATAAACCTTTATATGAACAGGCAAAAGAATTACCTAATGTAAATTATAAAGGATTTATCTCTAATGAAGAATTAATGAAAAAAATGCATAATTATCATATTTTTGCATACCCAAATATTTGGGAGGAAACATCATGTATCTCAGCAATAGAAGCTTTGGCCTGTGGTTTACACGGNATAGTAACTAATTATGGTGCTTTGTTTGAAACTTGTTCTGAGTGGCCTACATATATTCAATATGATTCTAATTATAGAAGATTAGCTACTTTGTTTGCTTATGCAATTGATGGTATCGCTGATCAATTACATACAAAAGGAATGCAAGAGTTACTTAGTTCACAACAAAATTTTTATAGAAAATTTTATAACTGGGAAAATAGACAATTAGAATGGACTAATTTTTTAGAAGGGGTAGCTAATGCAAAATCATGAGCCGATATGGTTTGGTAAAGAATCACGGGACACGGAACCTTATGATCCACCAATAAAACTTTTTGTGGCTACACCTGTTCACGATCAAGTTTCTATACATTATACACAATCATTATTGGAATTACAAAAACAATGTCTAAAAGATAAAATAGGTTGTCGTTTTCATATTATAAAATCTTCATTAGTAACACAGGGACGAAACTTATGTGTGAGTGCCTTTTTAGAATCTAATTCTACACATCTATTATTTATAGATTCTGATATTGCTTTTAATCCTCAATCACCTAAGAGAATGGTTGCTATGGATAAAGAAGTTATTTCTATACCTTACCCTTTGAAAGATATGAATTGGGGTAAGTGTTTACAAATGATGCAAGAAGGTAAATTAAAAACAGCAAAAGATATTCGTAATAAAGCTTTTTATAGATATCCTATGAAAGTGCCTGATAATGATAAAATAAAAATTAACAATGGTGTGATTGAAGTTACTCATTCACCAACAGGGTTTATGTTAATAAAAAGAGAGGTATTTACAAAAATGATAGAAAAATTTCCTCATTTAAGAATTGATCAAGATCAAGTTATTAACGGTAAAAACGAAAGAGTGCCTCATATGTGGAACTTCTTTGATACAGAATTTGACCCTGAAGAACATACGTATTTAGGCGAAGATTTTGCTTTTTGTAAAAAATGGAAATCATTAGGAGGCAAATGTTATGCTTGGATTATGGACTATATTACTCATGTGGGAGAACATCAATATAATGGTAGATTTGCTGATGAGTTGATACGAGACAAATAATAAGATAAAATCACAAGAAAACGTAAATAAAAAATTATGGCAAATCCTTTAGCAATAGCATTAGCATTATACGGTGGCTACAAAGGCTACAAAGCAGGTAAAGAAAGAGGCGGAACAGCAGGTGGTCTTTTAGGAGGAATCCTAGGTGCTGCGGGTGGTTTCTATGGAGGACAATATGTTGGTGGTCAATTAGGAATGTCTAATGTTGCAGGTACACAAGGATTTACAAATGCGATGATGTCTCCTTTCAAAGCTGGTCAAGCAGCAACTTCAGCAAATACTATGACAGGTACAATTGCAGCTAACTCTCCATTTGCAGCTGGACAAGAAGGTGCAAGAGCAGCCAGTCAAAAAATGATGTTAGAAAAAGCTGGTCAACAAGCAGGAGGTGGTTTTCTTGCAAATTTAACTGGCGGACAAAAAGCAGCTGGACTAGGAACATTAGCAGGACTTGGAGCTTATGCTTCAGGAGCTTTTGAACCTGAACCATATAAGAGAGCTCAGTTTACTTATAACGTTGCTTATCCTGAATTATATAGAAATAGAAAATTTTTTGTGCAAGACCCAGTAACAGGTAAAACAGTTGAACAAGAACAATTAGATTATATTCCTGAAGAAAATCAAAAGTTTGTTGGTCAAGATAGATTTGGCCCTTATGGTTTAGCAACTAAAACTATGAACACTGGTGGTTTAGTATCTGTTGCAAAATTTAATGAAGGTGGAATGCCAGTAAAGATGACTCATGATGAGAATGATCCAAGTAATTACAAAAGAACAAATGGCTCTGTATATGATCACACTTCAGATGCTAATAAAAATGAAGATACAATATTAGCTCAACTAGCTGATGGAGAGTTTGTTACAAGAACAGATGGTATTTTAGGAGCTGGTATCGTAATGGGAGCTGACCCATATAATGAAAAAGAAATGAGAAAAAAAGGTGCAGAATTTTTCTACGATCAACAAAAGAAAATGAAAAGATTATATGACTTATTCAACAGCAAAAAAACAGTTAACTAGAATAGGTGTTGATGTCATGCCCATTCGTAAGGATGAGGTAGAAAGATATTGGGGCTTATTAAAATTTATGATTATACAAGGACTACATCATGCTGGTGATGTTATGTCTGAGTCTGATTTGAAACAAGAGATCAAACAAGGATTTTATCAATTGTTTATAATGTTTGGTTCAACAGATGGTTTAGAAAGCAAAGTGTTCGGTGTTTTTGTTACACGGATCACGGATCATCAAAAGAAAAGACAATGTGAAGTAGTTTTACTAGCAGGTAAAGAAAGAGAACTTTGGGAAGATCAAGTTACTTTGACTATCGAAGAGTTAGCAAAATCAAATGGTTGTGATAGAATATCTATTCTTGCTAGACCAGGTTGGAGAAAACTTGGTGATAGACATGGTTATAAAATGAAAAATATAGAATTTGTTAAGGAGATAAATAATGGGTAGTATTTTTGGTGGAGGAAGCTCAGGCGGAGGAGGACAACCAACTCCTGATACAACTACACAATTTATCAGAGAAGCACCAGGTATAGAGGAAAGAAAAATTGAGTTAATGGATATTGCTCGTCAAACAGCACAAACTCCTTTAACTATTCCTCAAATCCAAGTACAAGGTTTATCACCATTAGAACAAGCTGCGATAACACAAGCAGGTCAAACTGGTGTAGGCTCACAAGCAGTTGGTCAAGCTGTTACAGGAACTCAAGCTTCTATGGCTGCACCTAATATTCAACAATTTTATAATCCGTTTCAATCTTTTGTGATTGATGAAATAAACAGACAGTCTGCCATTCAACAAAATAAATTAGCTGGACAAGCAGTTGGTGCTGGGGCATTCGGTGGCGGAAGACAAGGTATTCAAGCGGCAGAACAAGAAAGAGCGAGATTAGGTCAAGTCGGTCAAGCTCAAGCAGTTGGTTTCCAATCTGCATTACAAGCTGCTCAGCAACAGCAACAAGCTCAAAGAGCTGGTGCTGCACAATTAGGAACTCTTGGTCAACTTCAACAAGAAATGGCTGGGACAGATATTTCGAGACAGCTTCTTGCTGGTGGTTTACAAAGACAAGTTGATCAAGCTCAATTAGATGCTGCAAGACAAACACAATTACAAAGATCAGCAGAGCCTTTACAAAGATTAGAATTTTTATCAAATATTTATGCAGCTGGGCCAAAATCAACTTCAGGTATTACAGCAGCAACTCTTCCTCAATCTTCTCCATTAGCACAATCTATTGGTACAGGTTTAGGAGTAGCTCAAGCTTATCAAGGTATTACAAACCCTGCTGCACAAACGGCTGCTGCTAAGTTTAATACTGGAGGAATCGTAGATTTAAAAGAAGTAAAAAAATTTAGTACAGGTGGATCAACAGCTGATGATGCTTCTGATGATATATCAGATGAAATTTTAACAGATACATTTGGTGGTACCCCACAATATATTTCACCTGAACAAAGAAGAAATCTTATGTTAAGACCTTTAACATCTGCTTTATTACAAGCAAAAAGAACTCCAGGTCAATCTGATGCTTCTGCTGCGGCACAAGCTTTTGGTGTAGGTCTTGAAGGACAACAAGATGCTGCTTTAGAATTAACTAAGTATGATGCTGCTGTTAGAGCTGCAAAAGAAAAAGCAAAAGGAACTGATCCTGTATCTCAAACTATTTTAGCTACTGGTGCACAATTAGGAACAGGTGATCCTGATGATGAATATTACGCTACATTTGAAGGTGGTGTATTAAAAGGAGCCCCTACAAAAACTTACGATGCCTCTGAAGAAGCAGGTAAGATAAGAAAAGCTTTTGCGGATAGAAAAATAAATAAAACTGACGGTGCTCTTAGAGATTTAGAATTATATATTGATAGACTAGCTAAGCAAGGTAAAGGTGGAAATTTACCAGGAATAGGATTCTTTGGTGGTAGAAATCCTTTAACAAGCACAGAAGGTAGATTACTAAGAGCTAAACTTGCTGCATTTCAAAACGTAGTTTTAAAAGAAAGATCAGGTGCTGCTGTAACTGAATCTGAATTAAACAGAATTGTTAATGAATTAGCAGGTGGTGAAACTACTAAAAATGAAGCTGCTTTATTAGCAACATTACAATCAGCAAGAAGAGCTTTAGAAATGGAAAAATTAGAAGTGATAAATTCTTTCTCTGATCAAAAAGCTCTTAAAAAATATCTACAAGATGATGGTATTGCACTTTATGATTCACCTAAATTTATTCAAGGAGTTGCTAAAACAGAAGGTGCTTTCATGCCTATTGAAGGTAGAAATCTTTTAGAAGTAGATGGTAAACAAATAACGTTTATTGGTGGTGTAAGATTTGTTTATGATCCTAAGAAAGGTAAATTCTATCCTGCCAAAGAGAAAAAGAAAAAAACTAAAAAAGAGTAGGATGATATGGGAAAAGTTAAAATCGAAGGTGTTGAAATAGAAATAGCTGGAGATGAAATTTCAGAAGAAGAATTTGATTTTATTCAAGACCTAAAAAAAGAATATACAAGTAAATTAAATCCTTCAGGTGTAACTGATGAACAAATAAATCCTGAAACAGGTTATTATAATTTACCTGAAGTAGACAGCAGAATAAGATTTGCTGTATCTGCTGCACCAAATTTTAAATCAAAAGTAGCAACACTACAAAAATTTTTTCCTAAAGTTGTNCAAGATGAATACGATCCTACAAACTTTATTGTTACAGATTCTAATGGAAAAACATTTATCTTAGANGACAAATCTAAAACTAATTTAAAAGATGTAATAGANGAAGGTAAAGGTATAACTCAAGCAGTTACTTCAACAGCAGGAGCTCTTGTTGGTTCAGTAGGAGGCCCTGCGGGAACAATCGCTGGATCAGGGGCAGGACTGGCAGGAGGTTCAGAAATTTATGAAAGAATAGGTCAAATAGCTGGTGCAGAAATAGATAGAGATATGAGTGAATATCTTAAAACAAGAGGATTAGAATTTACACTTGGAGCAGTTGCTCAAACTGCTGGGCCATTATTGTTAAGAGGAACAAAATATATTTTTAGAGGAAGTGAAAAAAGTATCTATGCTGATGCGGCAACAAAATTAGGAGTTAAGGACGGTAAGAAAGCTTACAATGCTCTTACTCTTGATCAAAAAATTGCAAAAGATTTACAGTTAAATATGGCTGATAGATTAAAATTATTTAACAAATATAGAACTCAACCTACATTGGGACAAGCAACAGAGAATCCTATTATTGATACTTTAGAAACAACTTTTTCAAACGTTCCTTTTGCAGCACAAATTTTAAGACGGTCTGCTGAAAAAGCACAAGATAGTTTAGGATCAGTATTTACTCAAAATGTTGTAAAATCTTTAAACATACCAAAACTTGCATCTAGAGCAGAAACAGCAGGAGTTATCAAAAGAGGACTAACTAGAAAAGCAAAAGATGCTATGGATGTTGGTGATCTTAGCTACGGTATTGGAAATGCAGTAGGTGCTATTCAGAGATTTAGAAATGTAAACAATGTTAATTATGGTGCAATAAGAGATATATTACAAAAAACACCAGCAGCTCAAAAAAATATTGCCTTAACTAAAACTCTAGAATTTTTACAAAAAGAATCTGCATCTCCTAAAGGTTTTGAAAAATTTATGGGTTTACTTGGTGATCCAAAAATAAATAGAATGTATCAAACATTAAGTGAAGCAACTAAAAAAACTAAAGGAGTAGCTTCTTATGAAACAGTTGATGCATTTAGAAAAGCTGTTGGTCAAAAATTATCTGATCCAGTTTTATATGAACAATTACCACGATCTGTCTACAAAAAATTATATTCAAGTATTACAGACGACATAAGTGTTTCTTTAGGTAAGATTAAAGGAACTAGCGGAAAAGAAATAATGAAAGCTGTAAACAAAGCTAATAATTATTATAATCAACAAATTAGAGTTATTGATAAATTTATAGAACCAATAGCCAAAAAAGCAGACATAGATAATATTGTAACGCAATTATTAAACAAATCCAAAGCAGGAGATACAACATTAAAAACTTTAATGACTGAACTTGGCCCTGATAGAAGTGCAGTTTTAATTTCTTCAATAATTAAAAGAATGGGACAGGTTCCTGCAACAGGACAATTAGGTGCTTTAGGTAGAACTAACTTATTTAATACTCAACAGTTTATTAAAAACTTTGATGAACTATCAGATGCAGCAAAAGATACTTTATTTGCAAATCCTATGTTTAAAGGAAAAAGTTATGGAACTCTAAACAAATCATTAAAAGAAGTTAATGCTTTAGCTACATACATAGAAAGACAAAACCCATTCAAAGATTTAGGACAAACAGCTACGAAAGGTGCTGCGGGTACTGGACTATTAATTGGTGGTGGTGCTGCCGCAACTATTGGTACGGGTGATCCTTTATTCTTATTAGGTATACCTATATTTGGTTATGGTGGTGCTTTTGCTTTAAGAGCTATGTCTAACCCTGCATTTATGCAGTGGGTATCACAAGGAGTTAGGATTGCAGGTAATGAAGGTTTTGATGGTGTGTTAGAGCATATGGCTAAATTAGGTCTTGTTGCTGCTATGTCAGATGACGATACTGCTGATCTTACAAATCAATATTTAGAAATTATGAAACAAACATCTAAAGCACAAGACGATGCAGATAAAGAACAAATGCAACAAGAAAATCAAAGAGCTGAGGAAACATTAAGAGCTAACGTAGCTCCAGTGCCTCCAAAATCTCCAACACCTGTTAATACACAAGTTACTAATCCACAACAATTTTCTAATTTATTCCCACAAGATAGTTTAGGACAAGCAATTGCTAATAGAAAGATAATATAATGCCTAAAAAAACTGCATTACAAAAAATAGAATATCACGAAAAGCTTTGTCGTATAATGCAGAAACAAACTTTCGAAAGAATAGATAGAATGGAAACAAGAATTGCTAGAATTGAAAAATGGATTGTTGGTGGTTTGGCTGCAATAATTTTAGCTGTACTTTCAAATCATATGTAGTATAGATTCCGAATGGAATTAATTAAGAACGGAACGGCATTCACCGTTAAAGGGTTCAAGTGGGATGCATCTTATAATTACGCAAAATATAATAGAGAGACCGATGAAACTGGGTCACGCCTTTACCAGGTCGGAGAATATAATGTTCCATCAGTAACTACAATATTATCAAAAACACAATCTGAAGACAAGCGAAAAAAATTAGATGAGTGGAGAGAACGTGTAGGATACACAGAAGCGGCTAGAATCACTCAAAAAGCAGCCCTGAGAGGCACGGAGATGCACTATGTTTTAGAAAACTATATAAATGGTATAGGATATCTAAATCTCTCTGAGAAAGGGGCTGAGGCCCGTTTAATGGCTCATGAGGTAGTAAAAGGTCTACCTGAATTAACAAAAGTATTTGGTTCTGAGGTATCTTTAGCATATGAAAATAAATGGGCTGGTTCAACAGATTTAGTATGTGAATTTAAGGGAAAACCTACAATACTAGATTTTAAACAATCTAATAAACCTAAAAGAGAAGAATGGATAGAAGATTATTATTATCAAATTGCTGCTTACTCATTAGCACATAAAAAACAATATGGAGACATCAAACAAGGAGTGATTGCTATGTGTACTCCAAATTTAGTTTTTCAAAGATTTATAATGGACGAATCAACTTTAGCAGAATATGAAGAAAAATGGTTTGAAAAAATTGAAAAATTTTATCGGCACATACAACCATAAAAAGCACCACTACCATCATTCATAATATGTAAATTTAATGTATCAACATAACCTGTTAATTTTAATCTAAGTATGTCACACAAATCAAAACAATCTACATCGCCAGTAATAACTATGTCTTTTAATAATTCTTTTGTAACTGGTATTAGTTGATACAAACCATCATTTAGTATTATCAGTTCCATGTTGCACCTTTATCAATTGATTCATAATAGTTGTCCAAGGATTTAAATCATAGTCTTTAATTGCACAACCTGACAAAAATAATAAAATTAAAATAATTTTTAAGAAAGCCATTTTTTAGCTTCTTCCCCTAAAGTTTTAGCACTTAGTTTAATTTTATTTTTTAATGCAGATATAATCATTTCATCTACTGTGTCTTTAACAAGTAAGTCTATTACCAAGACGTTTTTATCTTGCCCAATTCTGTGAGCTCTGTCTTCACTTTGTTCACGCACTTCCAAATTATAAGAATTAGAATAATAGACAACATAGGAGGCAGAAACAAGATTAAGGCCATAGCCACCAGTGCTAGGATTACCCACAAAAAAACGGACAGTATCTGAAGTTTCGAAGAGTTTAACATTTCTAATTCTTTGTCGGGCATCTACTGCACCGTATACACTAACTACTGAATCATTTCCATACCTATCCTTTAAAATATTAATAATTTTTTCTATATTATATATGTAGTTAGCCCATATAATAAATTTACCTTCGTTTTCTTCTATTACTTCTAACAATTGATCTAGTTTAGGATCATCAAATTCTATTATTTTATGATCGTCAGTTTTAACATGGCCATTTACACACTGATGTAGTTTAAGTATCTCAGTTAATTTATTTGAATAACTAACCTCTTCGTTTTGAATCACGGCCCACGCATTCCTCTTTAATTGCTCGTATGCTTTTTTGTGGTCAT